TGCCGCGGCTTGATGTTTATGGTCGTCATTAAGTGCCGCATCAAAGATTGACTCCAACACCTTCCTAGACTTAGGTGACGTTAGCATCCTACCTTTGTATTCATTGATGATAGCGGCATCACCTTTGGGGCGACCTCTGGATAGACCAGTCGCTCCCTTCTTTCTTGACACCACATCTGATTTCTTTGGTCGCCCCCTCCTTTTCGGAGGAAGATTCGTTTCAACAGCCATTGAGGACTCTCCTTAAGTTATCTTAAGTATCCTTAGGCTAACGTTTAGTATTTAACTTTAAAGTATAATCATTAAAGTATAATAACTAAGATTACTTAAGTATACTTAAGGCTTGTTAAATTATCTCTTTCTTATGCTTTATATTATAGCATACTTTGAACTAAAAGTCAAGTACTTTATTAATAAACTTTAGACCGCCCCTTGGGTATTTAGTTCAATAAATAATAACTATCTATGTGACCTTTTTAATAGGTATGGTCAACTTAAGTGCCGCCCTTGGAATACATAAGTAAATCAACAACTTAGAGGTATAAACATAAGGATACCTTTTTTCAAATTTAGTCTTTTTTGTATGTCAGTGGTAACCTACACAAGGTGAGGCAGCGCGCGACCCCCCCCGCCCCCGCGCGCGTACCTGCGCGTAACGCGCGTACACCTGCGCGCACACACGTACACACGCGGGCGTGTCACACGCGTACACCCGCGCACACCTGCGGGCACACCTGCGGGCACACCTGCGCACACCTGCGCACACCTGCGCGTACACGCGTACACACCCTCGCGCATACCTGCGTACACGCGTGGGCGTACCTGCGTACACCCATGGGCGCGTGTGTGTATGCCGTAGGATACCTATAGCCACCATAAGTTATAACAAACGCTTATATGCTTATTCCAAAAAATTATATACAAAGTTGTTGACAACCCAAAAACAAGGTCGTACTATGGGAACCATCAAAGGGAGCAAGGGTACATCGGGAGAAATACTTACCCCATCGGCATGCCTAGGCGTGCTAGTTGATTAAGGGCAAGATGTACCCACCCAATGACCTCAGAATAGCGGAGTCTAATTAGACTGAATTTGTTGGCGTATGCCTAGGCTTACTAACAATGCAAACCATACTAGCTGAGCGAATAATCTTAGCAATTAGCATCTAGCTGATAGCGAAGCGGTGAGGGTTTAATGCATTGTGTAGGCAATCGCCATTTATGGTACTGGTTTAAACGTGAAGCGACTAGCGGTAACATTTGCAAATTGTTTTTGATTATTCACCAATGGCAATCAATAGGTTGTCATTGGTGAGTAATTAATTTATGGAGTATTCAAAATGAAACACTACAAGTTGTCATATGATGAACTGGCAAAGCAGGGGCGCAGGTATTACAATGATACTAATTTCTGCACAGTGATTGCACTGGCGGTGGCTTGTGACTTACCATTCGGCAAGGCATACCATACATTTAAACGCGCAGGGAGACAGCACCGCAGAGGTACAATGATTAGGCAAGCGTGGAACGCGTTAGCCGAATTCGGCAGAGGTATGCAAAGAGACGAACAAAAACAAGACGACTGGGAAGGTAAGACAGTCAACCAAATGCTTAAACAATGCCATACTTGGAAAGGCAGATATTTTGTATATATCTGCGGTCATGTTATTGCAATCCGTGATGGTGTTTGCGAAGATTGGACAGCATTGGAAAAATGTTGTAAGCGTAAAATTACCGAAGTATACAAGATTGGTAAAAAATAACCCCTCAACTTGGGCAATGGACTGCCCATTACTGGTTGCATTATGTATGGGTATTTTGTAGAGTACCTATTTATAATTCAATCATAACCTAAATGGTGACAATATGAACGCACAACCTAAATTCTCAAGGGCGAGCAAAATGCCCTGTCGCAGTTGGTCTTTACAGGCTATAGACACTTGCCCTGCTTCACTTGGTGCTGATGGGCAATTGGTCGATGCTTGCAAGGGCTGTTATGCTACTGATGGCAATTACAATTTTAGCAATGTTAAAGCACCGCGACTGCATAACAGAGACGATTGGAAGCATGACGATTGGGTTGAGGCTATGGTTTCAGAACTTGATAACGACAGATATTTTAGATGGTTTGATAGTGGTGATATGTACGATATACGCCTAGCGCGTAAGATGCTCGAAGTTATGAAGCGTACGCCTTGGGTACGTCATTGGCTACCAACTAGAATGCACAAGTTCGACAAGTTTAAGGCTGTTATTACTGAGATGGAACTTTTGCCAAATGTTGTTGTCCGATTATCTAGTGACAGCGTACAGGGCGAGACGATACAGGGCGCGACTACTAGCACCATTATACAGACTATCGCGCACAAACAGCCCAAGATGACAGTCTGCGAGGCTTACGAGCGCGAGGGCAAATGCGGTAAATGTCGAGCCTGTTGGGATAAGGACACAGCGGTCATTGCGTATGTTGCACATGGTCGCAAGATGGCAAAGCAGTATAAGGATATTATACAGGCTGTTGAGGTAATATAGTCAGTAAATACCACATAACGCCTTAGATTGCATTCTAGGGCGTTATTTAATGTTTATTAGTGCTACCCTACTGGGTAAGTGTAAAATGTCTTAAATCAACTGTTAGAGGTGTTAAAATGAATAGTGCAAAAAAGAGAAAAGTAAGACGCGCCAAGATGCGCGATAAGATTGACAGTGTTTTAGTCAATGTTATGGGTTACTCAATAATGGCATTGGGCGGTGTTATTTTCGCTAGTGCATGGTATTGGTTCATAGTGTTAATGTTTCAATTAGAGGTGTAATGATGCGTAGGATATGGCGTATATGGGCGAAAGCACTAGGCGAGAAGTCTGGTGCGAGTAACCGCGAGGCTGATTATATTGCAGTAGTAAGGACTGTTATAATCGGAGTTAATTTTATAACCTGTTTTTTTATTATGGCAGGGGTAATTCATAACTGGTAAAGAGAGGCGAGACAATGACTAGACCACAATTAAGCCATCATGCGTGGCTTGAGGCTGAAAAGACTCAAGAAATACCAGTACCCTTGATAAAATACAAGGATAAACAAGCGGTCGCTGATGAGTATCACATAGAAATTTGGGGTGCTGATGATAATGGCGATAAGTATACGGCTAATTTAGCAGTCATAGAAGATGGTAAAATTATTGACTACGTTTATGAGCATAGATATACTGATGCTGATTTTATAGAGTGGACACTTATACCTATGAAGCTGAGTGATTATTTAAGGTTTTCAAGTTTCGGGTTATAGGATAATTTAATTAAGTACTGGTAATGGAGGAAATACAAATGAGTAAAAATTATGCGGTAGGTTTTAGTTATACTGAGTTTTCTAATGTAAGAGTACGCGCTGAGAGTAGAGAGGAAGCAGAGCGTATCGTTTATAAAATGTTAGAGGATAATGGTATGCTTGATTATGAGTATGACGCGAAAATGACTGATAGAGATTTTTCAGTAGACTACATTGGGGAAATAAACGATGAATAACATTGTAAAAGATTTTATACAAGGTGCATTACTTGGTGGTGTCCTTATGTTAGGATACATATTATTAACCAACTATCTGGGAGTATAAACGATGACTATTGTAGATGTAATGGAGCGTGTTCGTGATGACTATCAGACGTTTGCCGATTACCATAGAACCCAACAGGGTGACTGTGAGGATAGACGAGCTTGCATGGAAGTTGTAGAGGTAGTAAACTTCTTACTGGAACAACACGCGAGATTAGAGGAGAAAAGTAATGCTTGATTTATACTATGGTTTTGATGATTTAAACGATTACGAGCGCGGTGAGTTTGATTGTGTGCATGGATTCCCTGCGCTTGACAATCAATCCGATGACTATTATCTGGGATATGGTCACAACTACGGATTAATGGAGACCCAGACAGGAGCAGAATGCTATGCTGTGTAGAATAACTGACGACCCTAGCTATGATTATAGCGACTACTGTGAGGGCAAGGGGGCGTATGCTCCCTATGAGGCTGACCACATAACTGAGCCAGAAGATGACCCAGAGAACTGGGAAGATGCTCACCTGTACCCACCAATATCACCAGAGGAAGCACAGGTGCGTATTGCAGAGGTAAAGGCTAGAATGGCAGAGGTGGAGCGTATTGAGGCTAAACTTAGACAGCAATTTGGAGGTGTAAAATGAGATATTTTTTAGTCCGTAACATAACCTTACACGATGATGAACAGTATTATGAGTGCATTATTATTTCCCATGATGATGACTTACCCGAATATGCAAATGAGTGGTTTACTCTTTGGAATAATAATTGTTTGCCTACTGACTTAGATGCAGATGGTTCTTTTCATATTGATTATGGTAAGTCTACTGATATGGAAAAGTATAGTTTTGTTGACAGGGAACTAGGGGAACATGAGGCAGTCGTTTTGTCTGACTTGTTCTTGTCTTGGTCTTGGAGTGATATAAGTCGGTTCATAGAATATAAACTTGAAAGATTGGGGATTAAAGATGAGAAAAACAATTAGTTTGTTTGGTATGCTGTGGTCTATTGAACTACGGAATGGTGTAGGTATTGACTTAGAGTTTGTTGACAGTCGACCAGTGTGGGTGACTAAGGTTGACTTGCTAACAGGTGAGTATACATGGGAAACAATGCCCTTTGAGGGCGTGGTTATTCTGTTACCCTTTATCAACATTAACATTGGTCGTTGCTATGTGGAGATAGATGATGAGTAGATGTAAAGCCTGTGACGTTATATTGACTGAGGCAGAATTGAAACGGAAGGACAGGGCTACAGGGTTGCACTTGGATTTATGTAACACCTGTCTTAAACATTCAGACCAAGCCCTTGAAGATGACTGGGTGACATTTGACAACGATGATGATATACTAAATAGTATTGACGATATTTTAAAACAGGAGGTGTTGCATTAACTAAAAATATGTGTTATAATATTCTTAGATACTTTGGTTTATTACTTTAAAGATATATCCTAAAGTATCCTAAGGTAATCTTTTATTAATTAACAGAAGGTAAATTACTATGGCAACATTAGAAGGTAACGTAGCGTTCGCTAACCTTGACGAACATGAAATGTATCAAGGTCAATCAACTGGTAAGTATTCTCTGGTTCTGTCTTTAGAACCTGCTGATGCTGATACCTTAGCCAATAAGGGTGTCAAGCTGAGAGAGTACGAAGGTACACCACAGCGTAAGTTCAGCACTAAGTACGAAGTACCTATGTATGATGCTGATGGTGCTGAGTTTACTGGTCGTCTAACCAGAGGCTCTAAGGTTCGCGTTCAGTACGCGGAAGGTAAGCCTCACCCTGTACATGGTACGTCAACGTATCTGTCTAAGGTCAAGGTATTAGAACTAGCCGAAGCCTCCGATGGTGGCGGTGACTTTTAATGAGTGAGTCCTCTCACTTTGTCCGACATGAGCCATGCCCTGCGTGTGGCTCTAGGAACAACCTTGCTAGGTACTCCGATGGTCACGCAGTCTGCTTCACAGTGGACTGCAACCATTACGAGAAGGCTAATGGTGAGGTCGTTGAAAGTAAACCACAATCAACTAGGAGATTAGAGATGACAGGTGTTGTAGCTTCAATCCCCGACAGGCGTATCTCTGAGGCAACGTGCAAGCAGTTCGGTGTCACAGTAGAGTACGGAGCATCGGGACAAATTGTAAAGCACCACTATCCCTACTATGATAAGGACAGCGGTACACAGACAGGGACTAAGTCTCGCATCGTTGACAACAAATCATTCTACGCAAGCGGTACGTTTGATAATGTAGGATTGTTTGGTCAGCAAGCGTTCAAGAGTGGCGGTAAGTACGTGACTGTTGTTGAAGGAGAAGCAGATGCCCTAGCAGTATCAGAGATGTTTGACAACAAGTGGGCAGTAGTGTCCATACGCTCTGGTGCATCGGGGGCAGTCAAGGACATCAAGGCAAACTTGGAATGGCTTGAGACATTTGAGAACGTGGTTATCTGTTTTGATAACGACAAGGCAGGGCAAGAAGCATCAAGAGCAGTGCTTGATTTGTTCACCCCTAACAAGGCAAAGAACGTAGTGTTGCCTATGAAAGATGCAGGGGAGATGCTCAAGGAACGTAACGTGCAAGGGTTCATCAAGGAATGGTGGAATGCTAAGACGTATCAGCCCGATGGTATTGTGGCAGGGAGCGACACATGGGACTACATCGTGGCACAGGAGGAGGTCAAGTCTATACTGTATCCTTGGTCTTGTCTCAATGATATGACGTATGGATTTAGGGAGAAAGAACTGGTCACAATCACCAGTGGTTCTGGCATGGGTAAGTCACAGATGGTCAGAGAGTTGGAACACTATTTACTAGGTGCAACTGATGACAACATTGGCATACTTGCGCTAGAGGAGGACATACCCAAGACTGCGCTAGGGATAATGAGCATTGAAGCTAACCAGACCCTACACCTAAGCAGAGATGCCTCAAGGGAAGATAAGAGAGGATACTGGGAACGTACTATGGGGACAGGTCGTATCTTTATGTTTGACCACTTTGGTTCTACTTGCGAGGACAACCTGTTGTCAAGGGTACGCTACATGGCTAAGGGTCTGGACTGTAAGTGGATTATCCTAGACCATCTTAGTATCGTAGTGTCCGACCAAGAGACAGGAGACGAGCGTAAGGCTATTGACAGCATAATGACTAAGCTACGACAGTTGGTACAGGAGACAGGGATAGGATTGTTCCTAGTGTCTCACCTACGCAGACCCAATGGCAAGGCACATGAAGATGGCGGTCAGATTAGCTTGGCAGAGTTACGTGGTTCTTCTTCTATCGCACAGCTATCCGACATGGTGATTGGCTTGGAGCGAGACCAACAACACGCTGACCCACAGGTTCGCAACACGACCACAGTGCGCGTACTCAAGAACCGATACGCAGGGCTTACTGGTGTTGCGTGTTACCTGTACTACGACAAGGACACAGGGCGTATGATTGAAACCACCTGTCCTGTCGGTGACGAGAAGCAGGAGTTCTAAATGAAGCAGTTTGTATTTGACATAGAAGCCAATGGTCTTAACCCAGACAAGGTGTGGTGTATCTGTATCCAAGAAGTAGGTTGCGATATAGTGTACTCAATACACCCCGATGGGATAAAGACAGGTCGTTTCCATGAGTGGCTTGAAGAACAGGGAGAGTGCGAGTTGATAGGTCACAACATCATTGACTACGACATACCTGTTTTGGAAAGACTGTTAGGTGCAGACTTTAGTAAGTGTAAGATAACTGATACATTAGTATTATCAAGACTAGCCGACCCACAAAGAGAGGGGGGCCATTCCTTAGAAAACTGGGGACAGCTACTAGGTTGTCCAAAAGGTGAACATGATGTGTGGGACAGTTATTCGCCAGAGATGGTGGAATATTGTGAGCAAGATGTTAGGGTCAATGTCAAAGTGTACAACTCGCTACGAGGTGCTTTGTCTGACTTTGGAAGCGAAAGCATTAGCCTTGAGCATCAAGTACAAAGCATTATCTCAACGCAAATCCACAATGGATGGTTGCTAGACCAAGAGGGTGCGTTTGTACTACTGGCTAAACTCAAAGAACGTAAGTTTGAATTAGAGGATGCGGTGCATAATACATTCAAGCCGTTACCTACGTATGTACGTAATGTCAAACCTAAGTTCAAGAAGGATGCTTCATTGTCTGTGGTAGGTCTCAAGTTCCTTGGGGAGCAGTGGGCTACAGTTGGCGGTGAGTTTAGTAGGATAGACTACCCAGAGTTTAACCTTGGTTCACGACAGCAGATAGGGCGGTACTTACAATACTTTGGTTGGAAGCCTAAGCAGTTCACTGAAAAGGGTCAAGCCATTGTAGATGAAGCAGTCTTATCCAAAGTCACTAATATACCAGAAGCCTCTATGATTGCTGAATACCTATTGGTTCAGAAGCGTATTGCACAGGTACAGAGTTGGCTTGATGCTGTTGAAGATGATGGTAGAGTGCATGGATATGTAAATGCAAATGGAACTGTGACAGGACGTATGACACATTCTAGCCCCAACATGGCACAAGTACCTAGCGTATCAGCGGAGTACGGAACTGAGTGTAGAGCCTGTTGGACAGCACCAGAGGGGTACAAGGTTGTTGGTATGGATGCCAGTGGTTTAGAACTGCGTATGCTTGCACATTATATGAACGATGAGGGCTATACAAATGAAATACTCACTGGAGACATTCATACAGCAAACCAGATTGCTAGCGGTGTTGACACAAGAAGTCAAGCGAAGACTTTCATCTATGCGTTCCTGTATGGAGCAGGGGATGCAAAAATCGGAAGTATCGTTGGAGGAACTGCTAGAGATGGTAAGCGACTTAAGCAGAAGTTCCTGTCAAACACGCCATCTCTTAGAGACTTACGAGAAAGAGTTAGCGTGGCATCTGGAAGAGGTTATCTTTACGGACTTGATGGGCGAAGGGTCGCAGTACGCTCAGAACACTCGGCACTAAACACGCTACTCCAATCAGCAGGTGCTATTGTTATGAAGAAGGCACTGGTGTTGCTAGACGAGTACGCTAAACTTTGGAACATTGATTATAAATTTATAGGTAATATACATGATGAAATTCAAACAGAAGTTAGAGCAGACCAAGCAGTTGATTTTGGTAGGTTGGCAGTATCTTGTATTGAAGCCTCTGGCGTTCATTACAAACTTAATTGCCCCCTCGCAGGAGAATATCAAATCGGAAACAACTGGTCAGAAACCCACTAGGAAATGTAACCACTGTGGGGTCAAGCTAAAGGAAGAAAAGAATTGGGGCTTAGGTAATGTCCGCAAAAAGAATTATATTTGCAAGTCTTGTGACAACGCTAAAAGCAAAAGAAACCGCATCAAACGTGTAGGTAAATAATATGAAACCTTGTGTAGAAGATAGAAAGAAGTTTGACTTAGACTTGGCGTATGGCTCTGTTAGGGAGGACAGGGTAGCGGAGATGCTACAAGACAAGAAGATAGAGGTTAAGTCTGAGAAGGACTTGTGGCAAAAGACAGGCAACATCTGTGTAGAGTATGAGTCTTGGGGCAAGCCGTCTGGCATTGAGGCTACGGAGTCAGACTACTGGTTTCATAACCTGTGCATAGGGGACAATGAATACTGTACCCTCGTGTTCAAGACGGATGTGCTTAAGAAGATTGTAAGTAAACTTGACAAGTTTAGAACTGTATCTGGTGGCGACCATAACGCTAGTAAGATGTACTTGGTCAACCTACAGAAGCTGTTCTCAACTGATGTCATAAAAGCCTTTAAGGATATTGACGATGAGTAAATCTATACATACATTGGTAGACGATGTTTACCGACTGATGGAGACAAAAGAGGCAGAGGACTCTGTAGATGTAGAAGCGGAGATAGAGAAGTTCGGTGAAGCCATGAAGTCCCTAATGCGTACAGAGTTTGCTAGGGACAGGAAGAAAGATGGTAGAACCTTGCGCCTGTCAAACATTGGTCGTGATGACAGATACTTGTGGAACGTAGCTAATGGTACGGACACAGGTGAGAAGATACGCCCACATACCTACATCAAGTTTATGTATGGTCATGTGATTGAAGAGATGGTTCTATTCCTTGTGCGTATGGCAGGGCATGAGGTTACTGACGAGCAGAAGAAGTGTGAAGTGCAGGGCATCAAGGGACACATGGACTGTACCATTGATGGTGTAACTATTGATGTTAAGTCTGCTAGTTCCTACGCCTTCAAGAAGTTCAAGGATGGTACACTAGCGTATGATGATTCCTTTGGTTACGTTGACCAGATAAAAGCCTACGCCCATGCACAAGGCAAGAAGGACTTTGGATGGTTGGCTATGGACAAAGCTAATGGGCATTTAACAGTACTTAAGTACGACCTAGAGGATACCCAAGCCCCTGTCCATGAAACCATTAAGGGGGACATAGAGGAGCGTATAGTACACGTTAAGGAGATGGTTAAGGGTGATGAGCCAGAGGGATACTGTGCTGACCCTGTACCCGATGGTAAGTCTGGTAACATGAAGCTATCCATCAAGTGTTCCTACTGTCCGTTCAAGAAGCACTGCTATCCAGACCTAAGAGGTTTCCTATACTCTACTGGTGTGCGGTACTTTAGTCACATTGAGGTTGAACCTAAAGTATTTGAGGTGGACTTAAATGAAGCGGACTAAAAACAAATACAGGTCAGCCCTTGAGAAAGAGTTTTCCAAGGAGGTTAAACGCAAGGGCTTTACCTACGAGCCGTATGATGTACCTTACACTGTCTACAGGAAGTACAAACCAGACTTTGTGCATGAAGAGAAGAAGGTTATGGTGGAGGTAAAAGGTTTCTTTCGTGTCGGTGACACCTTGAAATATAAATCAATTCGTGATACAATATTAGAAGATGGTTGGGAATTGGTATTCTTACTATCTAACCCTAACAAGAAGGTTCGTAAGGGTGGTAAGATAACGATGGGACACTGGTGCGACAAGGAGGGATTCAAGCATTACACCCTGCATACTGCACAAGAACTTGTTAAATATGTAGAAGGAAAGTAACGATGTCACATACATTGGAGGAACTAAAGGAAGCCGTAGCAAGAGAGTACGATGCAGTGCTAGTGCTTGAAACCTTAGACATCTCTGTTGAGGACTTGTTGGAGGCTTTTGAGGATAGATTAATTAGACACAGAGATTTATTTACGGAGGATGATTACAATGAGTATTAACGATGCGACCCCTGCGGATTGGGACAAAGTAACCAAGAAGTACCCTAAGATTATTGAGAAGTATGAGCAGATGGTTAGGGATGAAGTCAACAGCCCAGAGCATTACAACTATGGTAACATAGAATGTATTGAAGCCATAGAGGAAAGCATGACACCCCTTGCGTTCAAGGGTTATCTCAAGGGCAACACCATGAAGTACCTGTGGCGTTATGAGCGTAAAGGCAAGGTAGTACAGGACTTAGAGAAAGCCCAGTGGTATCTGAAAAAGCTACTTGACGTAGAGACCAGAGACCAATGAAGGGTCAGACACATGGGGGCAAGGGTTCATCCCAACGCCCCACAGACCCCAAGAAGTACGCTAGTAACTACGATGCCATATTCGGTAAAAAAGACAAACCAAAGAACAAGGAGAAGAGTAAGTGAATCAGTATCAAGAGTTTATTCATAAGAGCCGTTATGCCCGATGGTTGCCAGAAGAAGGCAGAAGGGAAACATGGGAAGAAACAGTACAGCGATACGTCAACTTCTGGCTAGGTCGTAAGCAGATTACCGACAAAGAAGCTAAGAAGATATACGATGCTATATACAATCTGGAAGTCATGCCTAGTATGCGTTGTCTTATGACAGCAGGGGAAGCATTGGACAAGGATAATGTAGCAGGGTTCAACTGTTCCTACCTACACATTGATTCACCTCGTTGCTTTGACGAGTTGATGTACGTCTTAATGTGCGGTACAGGTGTAGGGTTTAGTGTTGAGCGTAACTTCATCAACAAGTTACCCATAGTCGCAGAGGAGTTCCATCCTAGTGACAGCACCATTGTCGTAGCTGACAGCAAGATTGGTTGGGCTTCTGCGTTCAGAGAGTTAATCAGCTTACTGTATGCAGGGAAAATACCTAAGTGGGATATGCACAAGGTACGCCCATCTGGTGCTAGACTCAAGACATTCGGTGGTCGTGCTAGTGGTTCTGAACCTTTGGAAGCCTTGTTTAGTTTCTGTGTAGGTATATTCCAGAAGGCACAGGGTCGCAAGCTGACCAGTATTGAGTGCCATGATATATGCTGTAAGATTGCAGAGGTTGTAGTTGTAGGTGGTGTGCGTAGGTCAGCCCTTATCTCCCTGTCCAACCTGTCAGACCCTCGCATGGCTAAAGCTAAGTATGGTGACTGGTGGCGTAACGAAGGTCAGAGAGCATTGGCTAACAACAGTGTAGCGTACACAGAGAAGCCAGACTTTGAATCATTCCTGTCTGAGATGCAGACTATGTATGAAAGTAAGGCAGGGGAGCGTGGCATATTCAGCCGTATCGCGGCACAGAAGGTAGCCGCTAGGAATGGTAGGCGTGACAGTGAGCAAGACTTCGGTACTAACCCTTGCTCTGAGATTATCCTACGCAGTAATCAGTTCTGTAACCTGTCGGAGATTGTGGTACGCCCAGAGGATGACCTCAAAGACTTGAAGCGTAAGTGTGAGGTCGCGGCAATCATAGGTACACTACAGGCTACCTTGACTGACTTCCGCTACTTACGGAATGTATGGAAGAGAAATACGGAAGAGGAAGCCCTATTGGGTGTCAGCCTAACAGGGATATGTGACCACTACTTACTAGGTAAAGATGGTAAGGACTTAGAGCGTTGGCTTACGGAGATGAAGGATGTTACTATTGCAACCAATAAAGAGTGGGCTTATAAACTTGGCATTAATCAGTCTGCGGCTATTACTTGTGTTAAGCCAAGTGGCACTGTATCTCAGCTTGTTGATTCTGCTTCTGGGATTCATCCTCGTTTTAGCAAGTACTACATTCGTAGAGTACGCTCAGACAAGAAAGACCCACTGGCACAATACATGGAGGAAGCAGGATTCCCTGTAGAAGATTGTGTAATGAACAAATCTACAAAGGTGTTTAGTTTCCCTACCAAGTCACCTAAGAATAGTACAGTGGTGAAAGACGTAGGTGCTATGCAACAGTTAAGACTGTGGAAGAAGTACCAAGACCATTGGTGTGAACATAAGCCAAGTATCACTGTGTACTATACAGATGACGAGTTCCTCCAGATAGCGCAGTGGATTTGGGAAAACTTTGATGCGACCAGTGGTATTAGTTTGTTGCCTGTGAGTGACCATGTTTATCAGCAAGCCCCCTATGAAGATATAACTTATGATAAATACAGAGAGTTGGTTAAAGGTATGCCAAGTGATGTAGATTGGAGTGAGTTAGAGAAGTATGAGAAGGATGACAACACGACAGGCTCTCAAGAATTAGCCTGTGTAGGTGGAGCGTGTGAGATAGTGTAGTAAAACTAAGGGAGCGTAATGCTCCCTTTTTTATTGCTCTAGTTTTTCACGTTCTGCTTTTTCTACTTTTTCTATTAACTTTTCAGCACCACCGCCTATTTGATAGTAGTACACTCTACCCAAAACAGGTACATTATTTATAGCGGAATCAAAAGCAGTTTGGTCTGTTTCTTGCTCAAATAAAATATTGTTAAAAGCAACACCTACATCATCTAATAATGAAGGCGCGGCAGGCATTACAGCGTTTATAATATAACTACCATATTGACCTTCCTGTAGGAAACGCTCTCTGGAATACTTACTTACAAATAATATCTTAGCTAAGGATTCAAAAGCCGCATCATCCATTGACTGTGTAGCCTCTGTTCCTCCACGTAGTAAGTTTCTAGCATTTTCTACAGTAGCACCCGACAAGCCCATAAGCATTGAGTATCTAAGTGCTTCTTCAAACGCCCCTGTGACATCACCGCTTCTTGCTTTGTTTATTATATTTTTACGAATTAAATCTAATTGTTTTAAACCATAAGATTTTAAAGACCAAAGGATTCTTCCATCCTTCATCTCTAAATATCTTCTAGGCATCTCCGACAAAGCAATAGGTTGTACGTCAGCCAACTCATTCCACAACAATAACTTAGTCCTGTCAGTAACAAGACCCTGCTGTAAGTCTGAGATTAAGTCTCCTGTTTCATTCTCAAACACTTGACCATACTTCTTAACAATAGCATTAGGATTATTCCTAGCTAGTTTAGTGTTCTTTAACCAAGCCGCTTTTAAGAAGGTGTCTTTACCAAGTCGGTCAATGGCTCTAAACCCAGAGTATGTTAATGTCCTGTCAAGGAATTTGTTAAGACCATTTAGGTTGTTCATCTCAGCAGATATTTGATTGACTAAACCAAAATCTTTAGAGGTCAGCTTGGCATTTTTGTTACCAGTAACCAGTGCTTTCGCTGTATTAGCAATACCATTTAAGTATAGAGAAGAACCTATATCACCTAACTGTATGAGTGCAGAATCAAACTGAGCCAAGAGCGCGGCATACTGCAAGTCTCTGACGTTAGCCCAAGTTTTACCCATAGCTTTATCTGCGGCTTCAAACCTAGCCCTAAACAAAAGACGTAAGTCACCCTCTGTGTTGTCATCAACTTTCTTCCCTCGTTTTTTCATATCTAATATATGTTTACCAATGGAAGCATTGATTGATTCATCTAAATCTATTTTACCTGTCAAAGGGTTGTACTTAGCGGAAGCACCAAAGAACTCCTGCTTGGCTATTTCACGTTCAGCCTTGTTGATATACAACTGTAAAGACGTAGGGACATCGTGATAGAATTTTTTTAGATGAGGAGGTATCTCTATTATCTTACGTTGTGATTCTAAACGCTTCTTACCTTTAGGTATTGTTGTTCTTGTAATAGTTCTGGTAATGACATCTGCCGCTATCTCGTCATCTAACTGAGTCCAACTTTGGTATCCTCTTTTTTTAGCCTCTGCTTCTAACGCTCTGTTTATAGCAGAACTTTCTTTAACCCCCAAGGCTTTTTTCATGCCATCTAAATCTTTGATATAGCGAGGCATATAGTTACTCAAGTAACCCATTTTAATACTAACACCTGTGGCTCTATCATAAATATTATCTAGTTGTTTCCTTACTATGTTATACTCGTCAAGAAGTTTAGTATCTTCTGGGGAAATCTTTTTTATTATATGCTCCGCTTCCCTACGATTACCGCTTAACATAGCAATTTCTAAATTTTCATATTCTGCTCTTACTTTAGGGTCTTTAGACTTAGACAGTTTTAACATACTTTTGCTAAATTCTTCTGTCTTTGCTATAGAATTAGCCATTGAAACGTGCAAACGCATATCATGGTTACGCAACGCCCCTGCTAGTTTCTTATCTATGTTAGCCACTACTGTGGTTAAGGGCGCGCCTATTGAATCCCATGCTTTACCTATCATAGTAGTAGAAGGAACAGGGTTGTCCAGATTAGCTAATATCTGTGTAGCTTGTTTCTTAGTAGGTATAGTAAAACCTCTTGATGAATACTGAATAATCTCTAACGCTCTTTCGGGGCTTATGCTTAAATCTTTTTGAGCCAAAATCAATGCCTGTTTCTTTGTAACTGGTTTTCCATTAGTTTGTTTAGTATTTAGTAAATGGAAAGATGTCCTTTGCTCTAGCTTTTCTACAATAGAGTTAGCTACATCAGACGAACCTTTGGTTGCTCTTGAGTTGTTTACAAGGTTAATTATTTTTTTACCTGTTATCTCAGTTGCTTTTACAGGCGCACGTACCGCTGTTCTATAAACTAAACCTGTTGTTTGTATAGGAGCAGTTATAGCGGTAATACCTAAAGAAGATAAAAGAGCAGTACCTAAACCCTCTGGGTCAAAAATATCTGCGTGTGCTTGTCTACTGGCTTCACTTTGTAAAGAATATGCGGCAGTAGCACCAAACATAGGAAGCGTACCACCAGACGAAGCAAGCACTGTAGGTATTAAAAGAGGGTCTGAAAGTTCAGATAATATCGTACCTATTGCTTCCATGTTTTTATCTGGAGGTGCTACATCTAAAACAGTGGCTGTTATTTCGTTGTCTTTCCTAGCCATTATTTGTTTATTTTCAATTAAGACATCTTCCCTCTCATTAGGACTCATGTCTAAAAACTCTGCACCACTAATGCCTGTACCTTCCAGTTCTCTATTATAGTATTGCTCTGTGCTTAGGAATCCCTTTCTCCCTGCAAACGCCTCTACGCTCTTAGGTAGAGACAAGGAAGGTATAATATGAGATAGAGCGTAAGTAGCTTGAGGAGCATAGGCTTCCGCAGATAAAAGCCAACGAGACAAACTATTAGAACCTCTAGCATTAGAGTATGCCATTTCATCCCATCTTGTTATGCTTTTCTCATTACCTTGTTCATCTGTTACAGTTTTCTTTTCTCCATACTCACCAAAGCCCATATACCTTAGCGCTTGTTTTGTACCAAAGTCAAACTGTGCGCTCATAGCACCATAAGGAGAGGCTTGCATCTGCATTAGTCGTCTTTGTTCTTGCTGACTAACTATTTCTGGAGTAACATTTTCATAGTCTTCTACGTTTTCTGGTAGTTCACCAACATACCCCTTCTCATCATATTGGTCAAGAAGTCTGACAATCTCTTTTGCATCTGCTTTATATTTAGATATTAAATCCTCGTCAGTTTCCAGACGTATTTTTTTATCTACTACAACTAAAGCATTTTCTAAATCAGCTAATGATACTGTTTCAGTCATTATTATATTGCCTATCTATATGTGTTTTTAAGGTTTTCACTTGCCTCTACATCTGATATAGAAGCGTCTTTACCGAAACCAAAATACCACCATTCATCTTTTTCAAAGTACGTATTTACATAGTTTTCAACTGTTTCTTCTCTTGCTTTAACTATGTTAAGGTTAGGGTCTTTTGCCATTTTTTCTGCAACTTCTAAAGCTAAACGTTGTGATATAGTAAATTTCATTGAAGAATTTAAACCCGCCCAAGCATCATCCCAGTTTGTTTTAGTAAAACCACCTGCACCTTTAACATTAGTCCCTGCTTTTTCCATCATGTCCATCATTGCAGTAATGTCTTTTGTTTTAAGGTCTTGTATTGCTTCTGAATCAGCTATTTCTGTTACTTCATTAGGATTCAATGGTATAAACTTAGGCTTGTTATTTTCATCCATACCTATATAACCAAACGCATCGGTTTTTATTCCAAATTCGTTTCTTACAGTATGAACACCTGCATACTGTTGACCATCTTTAGTATTCATAAGTTCTGCATCTTTAATTGTAAAGTCGGGACTCTGTGAATACATTTCTAATTTAACCAGTTCAGCAAAATTACTGTCAGTATATCTAACACCTTCTTTTACAGCATCAAATAAATTAGAATCTTCTAAACCTCTTGATGCCAAAAATGCTAACTTTTCTGATTTTTGTAAATTATTTGCCTCATAAAGTTTTTCTCTTTCTTTAATTTTAGTAGTGGCTTGTTCCATTGTAAGCGCGTTATTTTTAAATAACTCAATGTCAGAACCCATGTTTAAGTTCATCATTCTACTTATTATAGTATCTTCTGCTCTCTTTTCTTCCGCAAGGTCATTCTGTGCAATTTGTAATTCAGTCGCATACTTTAAGGCATTTATACCTGCTGAAACATCTCCACTGTCAAAAAGAGTTTGTGCGTATTTCCCTACATCGGCAGGGTCTGTAAAGTTTAAACCTTTAATAGCTTCTCTTTTATCTAATTCTTTTTTAATTAAACCTGCCTGTATCTGCTCTTGTACAGGCGCACCGCCTCCAAACATCCCACCAACAGCACGTTGTAAACCTTGTGCGCTTTGTCTACCAAACTCCATTCTTTGTTGGGCAGGAGTAAGCTGACTAAGCATAGGGTCAATACCTTGTTTAGATACGCCTGTAAGTAATCCCATTATGTCTGTAGCCATTATTAATCTCCTAACAACGCGTTAAGAACCGCATCTATATTTTCTATGTCATCACCATAAAAAGAATCTAATACAGCATCTTGAGCCGCTTCTTCGCTCATTCTACCGCTTAAAAGACCGCCAATATAATCTAATGCGCCTTGTTGTGCTAACTGCTTAGGGTCAAGTCCTACATACTGAGCCACTGCTTGCTCTTGTAATGTAGGTTGTCTACCTAGTAATGTTTCCATCAGACCTCTGTCACGTTGTTGGCGTAACCTACTAGCTAAGTCCATCATTCCTAAGTTAGCCTCTAAGCCACTACGCTGTAGTTGTGACTGTAGTTCTGCACCGCCTAGCTGTCCTCTCTGTGCTAGTTGAGGAACAATAGCACCAACCTGTAACGCATCTAAGGCTTGTCGCTGTGGCATAAATCCTGCACCAAGCAGACCAGTAGCCCCTGTTAGGGCTTGTTGTTGTTCAGCTAATGCTTGAGTCCTAGCACCTAAGTTTGCTCTAGCCATAGCTTCTTGTCGTGCAGTCTCCATAGCCAGTAGTTCGGGAGAAGAACCACCATACGCGGCTGACTGCAATCCTAAGCGACCTTGAGACAATAGACGTTCTTCCATAGCTAAACGCTGACGTTCTTCCTCTGGGCGTTGTGTGGCTCTTATTTGCTCATAGATGTCTGCTTGGGCTTCGGCAGGGGAGACACCGACTTGACCAAACAAACCTGTGGCTTGGCTTAAGAGTTGATTCTGTAACGCCTGTTGCTCTGGAGTAAGACCTACGGCTACACCACCAGTAGGGTCTGTTGTAGTAGTCCCTAGTCCTGTGGTTACAGTGAAAGGTCTAAACTCCGCTTGTTCAGCCATTTGCTGACCTAAAGCAGTAAGTTGTTCCTGTGACTGCCTACCTATTTCTTCTACGTCTTGTATATTTTCCCTACCAAGAAAATATTCACCTGCACCAGTAAGTAACTGATTGACACCACCGCTTGTTAAAAAATTACCTACTGACCCTAGTACATTTCCTAACCCATTTTGTGTAACACCTGTAGGTTGAGTTAAAGGTGATACACCTGTTCCACCAAACATAACCATTTTATTATT